AATATCAGCGCAAACCGAAAGCATGAAAGCTTGAAGGTCAGAATAAAAAAACTCGGTTTTTGCTTTGCGTGCTTTCTGCACGCTATTGAATGCACCTCTTCCAGCTGATTTCAGACATGCGTCAAAACAACCCGCAAGCTTCGCAAGCGGACAAAGCTTTTCGTCCGGCACCAAATAAACGATACCGGTAAGGTAGCCGATTGATTCACCCTTGACAGTTTTCGCCGATGATTCACCCAAAATCGGGCGATAGGTAAGGTTCAGGGTTTTCAGAATTTGCTTGAATGGGTTCATTTTCATTTCCTTTCGGTTCGTTTTGGTTCGTTTCCTGTACTGCAGTTCCGAATCTAGAGCGTTTCCGGAATGCTGTCAAGCCCGTGCCCGGTGCCCGGTGCCCGGTGCCCGGTGCCCGGTGCCCGGTGCCAGGCCCTGGCGCGCTGTAAGCCATTGATTTATAAAAAGAAAAAGTTAGACTCGGCAGGCTATCGGTTTTGGGTCCTTCCGGCCGCGCCCGAGCGCCGGGGGGCGTTGACGACGCTCGATTGAAATTGTGTTTCTGCTTTAGACCCCAAGCCCGACCAGAGCATTCCTCTCTGCGATTCTCGCTGGTATACTCGTTCGCATGGAAGTCAAAATCGACGATAAACAAATCCGCGCGGCGCTTGCTGCATTTCCAGATCAAATATCGAAAGCGGTAGCGTCTGCGTTGTACAACACCGCGCATCTCATCGAAAACGATCTGGAAACTGGTCTAATCAGGTCAATCGACAGACCAGTACCGTTTACGGCTGGTCGAAAACAAGCTTGGTATCAAAGCGTCATCTTGTCCAAACCGGATGTCGTGAAGCGGCGGATCGGTATCAAAGCAAGACAAGCCAGCTACTTGCAGTTTCTCGTCAAAGGAAAAGCTCGTGACGACAAGATCATCGAGCGTAAAACTCCAGATGGGCGGATACTGACTCCGTCTAGGTTTGTGCAGCTCGACCAGTATGGCAACGTCCCGCGAGCCCAGTACACCCGGATGTTCCAAGCGGCGTTTCGCAAGGCAAAGCGGACAGAGTACTTCTTCATGCCGAAAAAACGAGGCAAGATGTACCCCGGCATCTACAGGAAAAATGAGAAGGGCATCCCCGTCCCGATGTTCTTCGCCCACGACGCGGCGCAGAATTATGGGAAGAGGTTTGACTTCTACGGTGTCGCCGAGCGGTCGGCAAAGACGCACTTGCAGGCCGGTGTCACAGAAGCCATCACGTTTAGATTGAGGAGGTTGAATGGAAGCTGAACTGATTGACATCGAGGTCGACCCACTCAAACGCGCGCGTATCGAGCTGACGCACCGACAGATCCGCAGAGAAGATCTCGGAATGGCGATCGCCGAACGCCAGTTGATCCGAGAAGAAGAGCATCGCGAATCGCTCGGGCAGGTCATTGGTGCGATGGTGACATTCTTGGACACGCTACCAGACCGGCTTGAGCGCACATTGTCGTTGCCAAGCCCGGTCGTTCAGGCTTTACGGCAAGCGGTCGATGGAGAGCGTGACAACCTTTACGAGGCGTTGATGGAAATGGAGCGGAATCGCCGCGGACAGAAGACGATCAGTGTTGCGATCCAGAATATCGCGCCGAAGTCTGCGTCAGGACAGACGGTAACGCAGGGAAAGCGTAAACGGGGGAGGCCCACGAACGCAGAGCGTATGGCTAGGATGTCGATGTCGTGAATTACGGACCGGCAGACGACTACCACCGGCTCTACCCCGACCATCAACTGAGCAACGGGGAAGGCATCAGGCAAGGAGTCTTTGAGCGCGTCAAGGCACCTCGCCGTATCAGTGTCGTTGAAGCTTGCACCGAGCACATGCGGGTATCGACGCCGGGCGGCTATGAAGGACCGTGGGACGGCAGCATTACACCGTACATGCGCGAACCGATGAACGCGATGCTTTCGCGTGACCACGAAGCGGTGGTGTTTGTCGGGACGGCCCAGAGCGGTAAGACTAGTTCACTTGCAGAAGGTCTGATCACTTATTCTGTGGTGGTCGACCCCAGTGACTGCACGCTCATCATGCCGAGCAAAGATTCGGGCAGGGATTTCAGCAAGCGGCGGCTTGAACGACTCATCCGGAACAGCCCCGACATCAATGCACGAATCGTCACGGGTGTCGACGACAACCTGATGGACAAAATGACGACCTCTGGGGCTCTCATCACAATTGGATGGCCCACTGTGAGCCAGCTTGCGAGCAAGAATCTCAAGCGGGTCATCCTTTCGGATCTCGATCGCATGCCGCTCGACATCGGCGGCGAGGGTGACGCTTTCAGTCTGGCGCGAAAGCGTACGCAGAGCTTTATGTCCGCGGGCATGGTGGTCGCAGAGTCCACGCCTGGCTGGGACATCGCAGATCGCGATTGGAAAAACGACGACCCGGACAATCACGAAGGCCCGCCGGTTGGCGGCGGGATTGTGCCGCTTTTCAATCAGGGCACAAGGGAGCGGTTCTATTGGACCTGTCCGCACTGCTTTGAGAAGTTCCGCGCTGAGATGCAGTACTTCAGATGGGACGACCTGGATGATGCGATCACAGCCAGCAAGACCGTGCATATGGTTTGCCCGCATTGTGGAGCGATGATCGACGAGTCGCAAAAACACGAGCTCAACATGGGCGGTGTCTGGCTGCCGGAAGGGTGGCGGACGGGTAAAGACCGCACAGCGAAGATTCGATCCTTCTGGATGCACGGTGCTGCGGCCGCCTTTCAGCGTTGGGAGTCGCTCGCGTACAACATGATCGTTGCGCGTCGTGAGTACCAGACGACGGGCGCGACAGAGCGACTAAAGACGGTCACGAATGTGGACTGGGGGTTGCCGTTTTTGCCCCCATCGACGACAGCGCAGCGAGACGCCAATGCGATCGCAGCACTTGCGGAGTCGTATCCGCTGAAGATCATCCCAGAAGAGGGGCGGTTCTTGATCGCATCGGTCGACCTGCAGAAGAACCGTTTCGTGCTCCAGGTTGTCGCGCATGGGGCCAATCGCGAAAGATGGGTCATCGACCGGGTTAATTTGACCGAATCCGAGCGGGTGCTCGGCGACGGCAGTTATGCTCGAGTCGAGCCTTTCGCGCATGCGGAAGACTTCTCGGTGCTCTTGAAGGTGCTGACCGACAGGAAGTACCCCCATGCGCGCGGCGGCGAGATGGGGATCAGGCTTCTCACGATGGACACGGGCGGTCTTGATGACGCAGCGACCAATGCTTACACATTCTGGCGTAAGGCTGCGCAAATGGGTTTGTCTGACCGTTTGATGCTCATCAAGGGCAATGGGTCGACCAAAGCACGGCGGCTAACACGGTCGGTCGCCCAGAAAGTTGACTCGGTTCCGCTGTGGATCGTAGCGACGAATATTGTGAAGTCTGAGGTGTCATGGGACCTGGCCCGGCAGGAATCAGGCGAAGGCAAGATCCACATCTCCGACCAGTTCGAGCCGTGGTTCTTTGATGAACTGGCCGCCGAGGAACAGGATACGGTCACCGGCAAGTGGGCCAAAAAGAACCCCAAAGCCAGAAACGAGGCCTTGGATTTGTTGGTCTATGATGCAGCAGGGTATATCGCGCTCGGATGTGAAGGCATCGATTGGAGCAAAGAGGAAAGCGCGCCTCAGTGGGCTAAAATGCGGGTAGCAAAACCCACATCGGTTGTCAAACCCATCGAGAACCCTATAGAATCAGGCTTCAGTTGGGCGGATCTCGCCAAAAACATGAATGGTTGATGCATGGAATCCTGCGCGCCAGCTAAACCGAAGCGGTTCATTTGCGGTCAAGCGATGAACGAAGCGATCTCTGCCTATCATCAGTTGATGACCGGGCAGCAGAAGGTTATGGTACGGCATGGCGAGACAGAGGTCCGCTACGAGGCGAAGAACATCAAAGCTCTTCGCGAGTACATCATGGGTCTGTACCAGATGTGTCCGTCTCGAGAAGCGGCGGCGATGTTGGGCATTCCGGTTGGTCGACGGCCAGGTGTCCCGGTGTTTTCGAACACTCGCTGGGAGGACCCGAATTGCGGGTGCAACCCGGCTCCGGCCCCGTGTGAGGACTGTCAATGAGCCGTCGCCGGAAAGATTCCGTTGCGGTGATTGAGCCTCCGAAAGTCGAGGCTGCAGCGTTCACGGCAGGCGATCGTCAGTCGCGTGAGCTTGCGTCCTGGCGGCCGCCGCTCCAGTCGGCGGACATGGACATGCTGGGGGCGGACGACAAGACGACCGCGGATAGCCGGGCGCTTGATCTGACGCGCAACAACGGGATCGTCGCGGGCGCGGTGCAGTCTCGCAAGGACCGTGTTGTCGGTTCACGTTTCCGGCTTGTGCTCACTCCTGACTACCAGACGCTGGGCATGGACCGCACGATGCTTCGCGATTGGGCGAAGCAGATCGAGGGCTACTTCCATGCCTGGGCAGATGATGTGAACTGTCCAGTTGACGCGCAGCGCAAGCGCACGTTCACCGAGTTGCTGCGCGATGCAGAGGCGTCGAAGTTCCTGCAGGGTGAGGCTTTCATCTCGAGAGAATGGCGGTTCATGCCGTTCAATTCGTCGCCCTACGGAACGTGCTTCATGCTGATCGAGCCCGAGCGGATCTGCAATCCGCCGGGCGCCCAGTTGGACAAGGTCCGTGCGGGTATCGAGCACGATGCATGGGGCGCTCCAGTTGCGTATCACGTTCGAACGACGCACCCGCTCGACATGTACAACGGCAAGGGCGCGTGGGACCCGGCGACATGGGACCGGGTGACGAAGTTCAATCGATTCGGCTGGCTGCAGATGATGCATCTGTACGATCAGCAGCGGGCGAATCAGACGCGAGGATTCAGTCCGATCGCGAGCGTCATCAAGCGGCTGAAGATGCTCGATCGGCAGGAGAATGTCCAGCTCGAGCTCAACATCCTAGCGGCGTCCCTGGCGATTGTGATCGAGTCACAGTTCGGGCCGAATTCTGCGATGGAAGCTCTGGGCGGCTCGCAGATGAAGCAGCTGGCCGAGTATGTGTCGGCGCAGTCGCAGTTCAAAGCCGGCAGCCCTGTGCTGTTCGACGGCGTGCGGATCCCTCACTTGTTCCCCGGTGAGAAGCTCAACGTCTCGCGTGCCGAGCCTCCGGGCGACCAGTTCGCGGCGTTTCAGGAATCGATGCTGCGTCATGTTGCTCGAGGCATGGGTGCGACTTACGAAGCGGTGTCGGGCGACTATAGCAAGACCAACTACAGCAGCGCACGCGCGGCAATGGCCGAGTCGTGGGCGGCGGTGCAATCAGCGCGGCAATTCGGGCCTGCAAAGCTGGCGACTCAGATGTTCCGACTGTGGCTTCGCGAAGCGGTCGTGCGCGGGCTTGTTCCGTTACCTGCGGGGGTTACTGCGGAGCAGTTGATCGCGCAAGAGGCGCTGTTCGCGAAATGCTCGTGGATCGGAGCGGGCCGGCCGGCGATCGATGAGCTGAAATCGGCGAAGGCCAACGAAGTGTTGCTCGCAACGCACCAGACAACGCTGGCGCAGATCGCAGCGGATAACGGCGACGACTGGCAGGAATTGCTCGAGCAGGCGGCTGAAGAAGCGCAGGCTCGGGAAGCATTGGGGCTCAAGAGTGAGCCTGTTCAGCAACAATCACAACCTTTTGAAGAGGAATAGGCACCACCATGTCAGTTCCACAGCACCCAAATCCGCACAATATTGCCAAGGGCACTCGTTTGTGGCACATTGCATCGCGTCAATATGTGACGTTGTGCAATTGTGCGTCCGTAAGTGATTACCGGAAGATCTCGTGGGCACGAGCGCATCCGAGCGAGTATTATTTGACGCAGCCGGAGGTCGTTAATGCTTAAGTACCTGTGCGAAGACGGATTTGCCAATCGCTGGGTCGCGATGTTCCTCGCGGCTCCGGCGATTGGCACTGAATGCACCTGCTGCCTTGGCGCTCGGATCTGGGCGGCTTTGGGAGTCGGTGCTTTTGTGGGGTGGATGCTTTGAAATACGCGCACATCGCCGCTCGGATTTTGAGCCGCCCGCTCCTGCTGGAGCCGGGCTACGCGCAGATCTTCTTCAGCGCATTCGGGAATCGTGCGGGGTTCTCCACCCTGGTCACCGACATTGAATTGAATGCTGAAGGCATGCGGCAGCTCGCAGAGAGCTACCAAGTTCGCGCCAGCCGATTCGCGAGCGGGCAATACGAGCCTTACGCGATCATGGGCGACGGTGTTGCGGTTGTTTCGATTGAGGGGTCGTTGGTCCACAAGACCGGCGCACTTGAGCCTGAGTCGGGCATGCAGGGCTACGACGGCGTGCGGGCGAAGATCGATGCTGCGATGCAAGACCCGCGGGTCAAGGGTGTCCTTCTGAACAT